CAACGCCGTATCCAACACAATCGTGTCATTCGCCGCAATCGGCATCCGATACACAAAACAATTACCAGCCGTAGCAGACGTAGCGTTATAACCCAACGAAAACCAGCGGTCCACCGAATCCGTATTACAAATAATGATTTGCTTCACAGTCCACTGATAACCAGTTGTTACGGTGAACACGGTGGACGCACTGCCGTTTGATACAGCCGTCGGTGTGGCAAGCATCTTCGGGAAAACATCATTGACAGCCATCAGAACTCCATCGTCATCATCGTGTAGGTCATAAGGTTAGTCGTCGTCTGGGTAGGTGCTGCTGCACCTGTCGGACCTGTAGGTCCTGTCGGTCCCGTGGGTCCAGTGACGGTGGATGCTGCGCCTGTGGCTCCTGTGGGACCAGTAGGTCCTGTAGGTCCCGTAGCCCCTACTGTGCCAGTCGCACCCGTCGCGCCAGTCGGACCAGTCGGACCTGTGGGTCCTGTAGCACCAGTAGAACCAGCCGTACCTGTTGCTCCTGTCGGACCAGTGGGACCAGTAGCACCCGTCAGACCCGTTGCTCCCGTGGCACCAGTGGGTCCCGTTGGACCCGTAGGTCCCGTAGCACCGACAGCACCAGCCGTACCCGTTGCGCCCGTCGGTCCTGTCGGACCCGTCGGACCCGTGGCACCATCCGACCCAACATAACCAGCAGGACCAGTAGCACCCGTAGGACCTGTCGGACCAGTAGGACCCGTAACCGTTGATGCCGCACCCGTCGGACCAGTCGGTCCAGTAGGACCAGTTACAGTGCTAGCAGCCCCAGTAGGACCAGTAGGACCAGTGGGACCCACATCACCAGTTGCCCCAGTAGGACCCGTTGGTCCCGTTGCTCCAACCGCGCCAGTCGGTCCCGTAGCACCTGTAAGTCCCGTTGCCCCTGTCGGACCTGTTGGTCCAGTTGCGCCAACCGAGCCAGTTGCTCCCGTGGGACCTGTAGGTCCCGTTGCGCCCGTCGCTCCACTTGCTCCAGTAGGACCCACAGTTCCCGTAGGTCCTGTACTTCCCGTGGGTCCAGTTGGACCTGCACTGCCAGTAGGTCCTGTCGGACCTGTTGCTCCTGTTGCACCTGTATCCCCTATCGGTCCTGTCGGACCAGTTATTCCTTGCGGTCCAGTAGGACCAGTTGCGCCTGTCGCACCTTGCGGACCAGCGTTTCCTGTGCCAACGATACTGACAACGGCATCAACCGACAACGCAGTGACAACGGGGACAGTAAGAAGCCCGACGCTTTCCGTTGTGCGCGTGACAACCAAGTCATACGAAAGTTCTGTCCCTCTTTCAACAGTGACGAGAGTGGTAGCCATTGCTACCTCGTAACGTCTGCGAGAACCGTCACGTTACCAGCGAGAAGGGTGGAAACAACACCCGAAGCGGTTTCTTCAAAGTCCCAGTAGTACAACCCTGACGGAAGTGTTGCCGAGTCTGCGGCGGCAAGAACAGCGGTGACCTGCCCGTTAGCAGCGGAAGTGACAGTGCAAGTGAACGACGCTTTGACGTTGTTGGCGTCCTGGGTGTTGCGAATCTGGGCGCGGTAGGTACGACCCGTGATGTTGATGGGCGTGGTCCCGTCAGTGGTCAGCGTGACAACAATGGTTTCCGTGTCGCCACGGGTGATTGTCAGGTCTTGGTCTGCGGGTTGAGCCATAGCCTATTTATCCTACCACTTTGTTTTTGCAGCCCACCATGCGGCAGACATTTTTCCTTTGGCGATGTTGGCTGCGTGGCGAGCCTTGAACGCTTTGTTGCGGGCGGTCCCTTCGGGGGAACCCTTGACGCCCTGCTGTCCGAAACGAATCAGTTTCACCTTGTCGCCTTCTTTGGCAAGAACAACATGAGACTTCTCGGGGTGGTTCGGGGTGCGCTTCGGTTTGTTGTATCCCGCGAACTTTTCGCCGTGGTACTCAATCATGTTTTCTCCAGTGCGTCCGAGGCTGATAATACCTCAAAGACGTTTTCGGGGATGGTGTAGGTGTGTCCTGGTTCCATCTTGTAGGTGTTGTTGCCGATGGTGGCGTTGACTTTGCGGCGGGCTTGTACGGGAACTTGTACGGATGGGGTGACTGGTTCGGCATGACTGAGCATGACGCCTGTGGGGATTGCGGCAAGGAGTTTTTTGGTTGAGTGTTTCCATGCGAATCGTTCTGTCTTGGGGGATGTTGAGTTCAGCCTCCTCCCTAATCGTGTGACGGTTGCGGTAGGCGAGCATCATCAACTCCTCCAACACCCCCTGGTCAGGCTCATCCCACTCACCCACCGTATCCGCTGTGACCTTTGACACAGGAACCCGACCCCACGCACAATCCGCAAACTGCACCTGCCCCGAAGTTTCCGACACAATCGTCGGCACCCCCAACGCAATCGCCTGCAACGGCATCAACCCAAACCCCTCACCCCTGCTGGCAGCAATGAAACAATCCGCTTGGTTGAACCAGTCCCGCTGCTCCTCCAAGGACATCCACTTGCGGTGCAGCACCACGTTCGGCGGAAAGCCCCCTCTCGGCGTGTCTGCTGCGTGTGGAGCCGCTTTGATATGCAACACAGCGTCAGGCAGATTCAACGCCTTAAACGCCCTTACAACAACGTCCAGCCCTTTCCTGCGCCAGAGCGACCCGCCAGCATGAAACCTGAACGGACCGTCCACCACCCGAGGCTGTGGTCGCCAGAACTTGTGGTCCACCCCCAACGGCACCACCCGCACATCGTGATGATGCTGACTGAACAGTTCAACATTATGTTCGCAAGGAACAAGAATCTGGTCATACTGCCCCAACCAACGAACAAACACAGGGTCAAGAACCGACGTCTCCCACATCGTAAAACAAACCCGATGCTGACCAACCAACCAACCCTTCTTCACATTCGGCACCGACATATGAACATTCACAGACCCCAGCGGGTCCAGGGTCACAGTCTTAGGCAACCCACCCTTAAACCCGTGGAACATCGCCCCATAACCAAAACGAGGGTCGTCGTACCCCGTCCACGACTGAACATTCACTCAGCAATACCGCGAGCAACCAAACGCTCAACGTCCACCCTGCCCTCAACCTGGGCAGCAGTCTCAGCCCTCGCCTCAATCGCAGCAGCCCCATCAATCCCGCGAGGCTGCAAACCGTTCCGCCTCAACCGCTTATAGGCAGGCATATCCTTATCCCAATTCTTTGCAGTCTGATTCGTGGCAGCAACCTGCGCCCCGCGAGTCGTGGTGGAGTTAGCCCCGAAAGACACCCCCGCAACCCTGCAACCGAAACAACCTTCAACATCCAGCGACGGATGCGTTTCCCTATGTTTCATGGCGTGATGTAATCCCCGTATCCTGCTTCCTCAAGGTCTGCCTGTTCCGCAGCCGTAATCGGATGAACATGACCGCCGTGGTACAGGATGGCAACAGTCGTCATGTCAAGAGGCTGGTCCTCGGTGAACGACCCGTCCGTCAACTTGAACACATTTTTCCCTCGGGGACCTGGCGCAAGATAAGCAAAGATGCCACGCTCATTACGGTCAGCCCACACAACAACATCTTCTGTTGGGGGTTTGAATGTTGCCATAACGAGAAGTGTTGTTACTTCTTGCCCTTGGGGGTCGGCTTCGCCTTGTTTGCGGGCTTGTTTTCAACCAGCACTGGTCTGTAACCCTTGGCGTAATCCTTGGAAGACGGACGAACAAAACGCCACTTTCCGCCCTCGGCACCAAAAGCAAGGCTTGTATCGTAACGCCCAACACTTCCAACCAGGTCTTCACGACCAGTCTTGGAGTTGTATTCGTACACAGAAATCTTTTCCTTGCTGCCAATCGCCCCACCAGGAAGACGGGTTGACTTCGTTGGATTAGCAACCTTGTCCTTTTTCGGATTAGCAGGAGCAGAAGTCACCTTACGGCGGTCAATGTTTGCACCGCTGTTAGAACTAGAGGCTGTCTTCTTTGTCGGTGCAGAAGCCTTCGGTGCTGCTGCCTTCTTCTTCGCTGCCATCATTTTCTCCTTACAGAACATTCGGCTAAAACTGACAATACCATAAAGCAAAACCCCCCGCCCGAAGGCAGGGGGTTCGCTCATCAGCCCCGACTAGCGGGGATGGAATCAGGAGTTCGTGCCGATGGACGAAGCCGACTCAATGCGACGCAGTGCTTCCTGACGGAACACGCCGTAACCGACGAAGTGCTTCCAGCCCACAGGACGGAAACGCTTGAGGAGGTCGGTGACGGTGCCGTACACGATGGTCGGCTGCTCGCCGTACTCGCCGCCCAGGGACACACCCTTGGCGAGAGCCTGACGACCCATGATGAGGGTGCCGTAAGCATCAATCGTACCCGTGGAACCGCTGTTG